GACAACTTCTTTAAGAAACATTTCGAACCCGCAACAGGTATGTGGGTTCGGAAACACCCAAACAAGAAAGGTTTGAAGAGCATTTATGAAAAATATCACAATGAAGGTGGAGAGTTCTACCATTCTGGTTGTTGGAGGACGTCACTATGATTAGTGCGAAAGGTACCGTAAGAATTTGGCGAGTTTACAATAACGGCCACATCAAAAACGAAACTCACGTACTATGGGGTCACAAGGGTGGCACAGGCTACAACGGGGACGTAGACAAATGGTCGGAGTTTAACAAGGTAGCACGTTTTGGTTGTGCTCAAATTAAAAAGGAAAAGGGCGAGAAACCAGTTATCTTGTTTAATGGCTATTTAGAAACAGACCGTCTGAACATGATGATTGAGAGAGGTTCCTTTAAATGAATGATGACGATGACCCCTACCTCACAGCATTAGAAGACGTACTTGAGAAGATAAACAACGCAAATAGCAACTTCGCTGGTCCAAACGCGCCTTGGGCTTACAACTATGAATTTGAAGATATGATTAACGAGCTTTACGCAGAGAGAGGGAGATAAAATAATGACAAAGTTTCAACCAGTAAACTTCTTCTACACGCCAACAACGCAAGGCAACCTAGAAGACCTACTACGTATTCACAAGGACAATGGAATGATGTGCGCCATGTTTATGCACAACTACCTTTGCCAAGAATTTAACAAAGAAATTGAGGCTAACTATCATGCAAACAGTTGAACTTGACAACCACGGCGCAGTCGTAACAGTCCTTGATAAGGCAGGCACCTATGAAGATCTAATTGTTCACCTTAATAATGACGGGAAGGTCTACCTGACACAGTACAACGAGAATCAAGGGGAAGCCAACGTTATTACCATGGACGGTAACATGCTGGCAGACTTCATCGGTATGTTTAAAAACCTACAGCCTCTCCGTGATCTAGGAACGGCAAACCAGAAAGCTATTTACCAATGATGCAATCCTCAGCCAAAGTAATCTGGGAAGACCAAGACGATATTGCTATCGAAGTGGAGTTTGCGGGGCAATCCCGCTCTATTATTATTAAGGTCCCCACACCAGAGGCCAAGCCTGATGGTGACGTCTGGGGATGGGAAGACGATGAAAAGCAAGGCTACGGACTAAATCTGGTCTTCAAAGGCCACTACTACTAAGGAATTCTGAAAATGGTAATGACAACAAAGATTTACACTGACCTAGCCTTTGATTTTGTTGAGGACGGTACAACAGATGAAACCCTCTTCACTGGTTTTGCAAGCGAGTGTGGTGAGGTTATGAAGGAGCGGATGAAAGAGGTAAGATACGACTTGGAAAAGGGTCCGGAGATTTGCGAAGAGATGTGTGACGTTCTCTGGTATGTTACTATTATAGCTCACAACCGAGGCTACACCCTTGAAGAACTTATGGAGAGGAGTATCGCTAAGCTTGAAGACCGACTACTTAACCCGAAAAAGATTTTAGGAGGAAACCTTGACACATGACTTAGACGAACAGATTGACCTGCTGCTCTGTCAGATTGATCAGGCGGTAGACATCGCTGTGAACTACGGGGGTATTGAAGGATCACACCACAAGAACTGGGTCATTGACCAAATGGTCCGTGCGCTAACCTCTAAAGAGTACTATCAAGAACTGAGAGATCTCCACGGTGGAGACTGGGATGAAGGAATTGCACCATGACACGTAAAGTTATCATTACCGTACCAGATTACCCTGACAATCTACCAGTAGGGACTATCCTGACTGTCGTAGAAGAAGGCTCCGAGGGTAAAATCAGAGCCACAGTCGATAACGCAACAAAGAGCATTGGTTTTAGGTGGTTCTTAAAGCCTAGCGTTTATAGGGATTATATTGACCTTGAGCAAGGTATTATGTGGCGTGACGCTACTCCAGAACAAAAGGGCGCTCTACTCTTGGCCTTCCACGAGAATGATCAAAGGGTGGAGTATTCCTCTAGTGGGGGAGATTGGATCACCTTAAAAAACCTTGGTTGGATGAGGGATATCCACTACCGCCTCAAGCCAAAATCTAAAATTGAAGTTGAAGATGTCTGGATCAAGAACGCTGATGGTGGGACTATCGGTTGCGGCACTGTAACAACTATCAACGGTAAGCCTGATTTTAAGACACTGGAGGTTAAGTGACATGACAGACCCTATTATGAAGGTGTCAGAAGAGGACAAAGAGTGGATTGACAACGCTACTTACAAAGAACTACTTTATCGGTGGCGTAATGCCCCCGCTGGAGACTCTATCTTCGATCGTTCCAGTGAGAGTTCTAGCTATTACGCTCTGGCTATGAATGAAAAACGTATATCTGATGCCAACCACACAGCCACCTCGAAGGCTATTGGTTGGGATATTTAACCACAAGTAAACAAAGGCGGAAAATTACTGCCGACTAATGACCAAACAATAGGAGACTTTTTGATGGACAGGGAAATGATGCGAGCACTACAAGCCGATGCTGAAATGCTTGAAGCAATGGGGGCGGGGGAACAACCTCTCGCTTTCTTCAGCGATCATGGTAAACTCTGTGATGACTGCTTAGATAACTATGCAGACTTTGATAGTCATCTTTGTGTGGGTTGTGAAGCCTATCGTGACCACCAACAATAATAAGGAAACTACTCTATGATTGCACTAATTGATGGAGATCCACTCATCTATCAAGCCTACTGGCATGTTAAGCGAACCTATGAGACCTACCTAAAGAAGCTTGAGAAACGTTTCCATAAAGGGGATATCACTCAAGAACACTATGACCGACAACTTGTTTTAGCTGAGGCTTCTTTTGCTAAGAACGGGTTTGAGAAAGCTAAAGCCAACATGGATATGCTGCTTGAGAAGATGCTTAACGACATTTTCTGTGACAACTATGCTATTGCTGTTGGTGGACCAAATAACTACAGACTGCTAATTCATCCTGAATACAAAGCCTCCAAGACAAGGGCTGCTGTTAGGAATGATAAACCAGTATGGTTCAATGATCTAAAAGACTACCTTTCCTCAAAAGAGGAAGCTGTTGTCTGTGATGGTTATGAAGCAGATGATCTGTTACGAATTTGGTCTCTTGAGTGTAAGCGCACCTTCAAAGACTTTATCATTTGTTCGATCGATAAAGACCTAGACTGTATTGATGGTAAACACTATATTAACATACACCCGACCAAACACAACCACCAATACGAGGTCACTCCTGAGTATGCTGAGAGGTTCTACTGGTATCAAATCCTCATGGGTGACAACGTTGACAACATTCCGGGTATAAAAGGTTGTGGGCCTAAGTCAGCCGACAAGATTCTAGACGGGCTGGGAACCCCTGACGAGTATAAGGGTGCTGTATGCCGAGCCTACGCTAAGGCTTATGGGGAAGACATGGGGTATGAGAACTTCATCTTCAATGGCCGTTTGATCCACATCTGGCGAGAGTTCGGAGATCACTTTAAAGTCTCCCGTGAGGAGTACAATGAAGCAATCCAGTAACGAAGAGTTAGGACACTGGAACTTCTACGGCAACTTCCCCAACTATTTTGATACCTCCACCTACACAGGTTTCATATACATGATTGAGAACAAGGTTACCAACCAGTTCTACATCGGTAAGAAACAAATGAGACATGGTGGCAAGAAGAAAAGTAAGACTTATGGTAAAGAAATGCCGTGGAGGACTTACACAGGTTCGTCAACACACCTTAACAACGCAATCAAGGAAATCGGAAAGGATAAGTTCGAGTTCCTGATTATTGACCTTTACAAAACCAAAGGAGGGTTATACTACGCAGAAGCTTACTCTCAGATGCTCTTAGGAGTAATGACAGAAAAGCTTGAGTGTGGTGTAGCCCCGCGTTTCTATAACGGTCAGATTGCAGCTATTCGGTTTGCCCCAAAAGAGGTTGTAACCAGCAACACACATAAATTTATAAGGAACTTCAAAAGGAGATACCGTAAGTGAGCAGAATTGTAGACCACGTCGCCTGTGACCACTGTGGAAGTAGCGACAACAGAGCAGTCTACGAAGATGGAACAAGTTATTGTTTTAGTCCGGGTTGCTCTAAGCCGTGGATGAAACCAAAAGGAGACTTTATGCAAGAAGAAGAAGACCTCGACGCGCTCTTTGACACGGTTGAGACCGAGAAGAAGCCGTACTCAAGTAAAAGCCCCTCAAAGAACCGTGATTGGTTAGTTGAAGAGGTAACTAAAGACTTTGTTTCTGCTGCCGACTATCAACGTAAAGTACCAAAAGAGATCTATGAGTTCTATGGTATTAAGGTTGGCTATGATAGCTCAGGGAACGTGGCAGAGAAGTACTACCCTTATGACTGGATCAACGACAAGCCACAAGGCTACAAGATCCGAGTCCTACCAAAGGACTTTAAGAGCAAGGGTTCTATCGGTAAAGTCTCAAAGCTGTTTGGCTACGAGAAGTTTAACGGTGGCCTAAAGCTTGTTATTACAGAAGGTGAAGAAGATGCCTGTGCTGTCCAAGCTGCGACCTATGCTAAGTACAAACGCTTCTACCCTGTTATGTCCCTTCGCTCGGCAACTGGTATCAAAGACCTGATTGAGATCCGCGAAGAACTACGACAACAGTATAATGAGATCATTCTCTGGATGGATAATGACTCTGCTGGTAACATCGCCATGCCCGAAGCTGCTAAGATCCTTGGCTTCGATAAGGTAAGGATTGTAAAGAGCACCGAGAAAGACGCTTCAGACCTCTGGGTCAAAGACAAGAAAGCTGTCATGGACGCTATCTGGAACGCTGTGGACTACACCCCCGCAGGTATCCTAACAAAAGATGACCTTTGGAACCAACTTATTGATTACAATAACATTGAGTCCGTTCCTTACCCGCCCTTCATGTCGGGCCTAAACGAGAAGCTTAAGGGTATGCGCTTCGGCGAAATCACTCTTTGGACTTCTGGTACAGGATCCGGTAAGTCAACCCTGCTCAGGGAGATTGCTCTCCACCTGACACAGACAACAGAAGACAAGATCGGTATTATCAGCCTTGAGGAGTCTCCAGCAGAGACAGCAAGGAAAATGGCGGGTATGGCCCTATTTAAGAATCCCGCTGCCGAAGAGATCGGTGAAGAAGAACTGAAGATTGGCTTTGATAAAGTCTTCGGGGAAGATCGGGTTATGGTTCTTGACCACCAAGGCTCCATCTCAGACGGTTCTATCATGGACTTTCTTGAGTACATGTGCCTAAAAGGTGTCAAGTATCTCTTTGTTGACCACATCACTATCCTTGCCTCAGAAGGCGCAGAAGGGTTAACAGGTAACGAAGCTATCGATAAGATTATGAACCAACTCCTACGAGTCGCTAAGAAGCATAACGTCTGGATTGGCCTTATCTCTCACCTACGTAAGACAGATAACAAGGGTAAGTCCTTTGAGGATGGTAAACTACCAAGCATGGATGACATCCGTGGCTCTGGCTCTATCAAACAAATCTCAATGGACATTATTGCCTTTGCTCGTGACTCCGGTTCGCCGGACGAGGAAGTACGAAACACTATCAAGACAAAAGTATTGAAATGCCGTTATACAGGCTTAACTGGTCCTTCTGGTAACTTAGGTTACGATTATCCGACTGGTCGCTTGACTGGTACAGTGGATGATGGTATGGAAGGCTTTGACGAAACAGCAGAGGTAGACTTCTAATGACACAAGAAAAGTTTTTGATTGCAATGTCCACATCAATCCTTACCAAAATGGTTAAGGGTTTTGAACTAACAAACTATGATAAGCAATTCCTAGAAGGAATTAAAGAGGGCTTCGATGAGCTAGACGAGGAAGGAAAGAAGTACTTCCTTATGTTCTCCGACATCCACGAAGCTACAATGGTAAAATCACAAGGGAAAATGAATTAATGACAACAGATGAACTGAAAGAAATCAGCGAACTCACACCGCATCAGCGACAACTGTGGGAGTACGCCGACGACCTTATGTACGTAAACTTTAAGGCAGACAACGAGGCAGGGGTTACCCGCTTCCTAAACGACCCTTCTCTCAAAAAGAAATTTAGTGACGATGATCGTGCCTTCCTCTTCTCAGCTTGGCTGCTGATTGTGGGACTGGATGAGTTTGAGTACACAGACGAAGAGCCTGACGAAGAAGAAAACGAAGACGAATAATAGCACGGTCCATGCGACCCAAGAACAATAAAAAGAAGGAAACTACTATGGATAGCTATCAAAAATTTATTCACCTCTCTCGTTACTCACGCTTCCTAGACACAGAAGGACGCCGTGAGACTTGGGAAGAAACTGTTGCCCGTGTCATGAAGTTCTGGCGTAAACAAATTGGCAACAACGTCCTGACAGACCAAGAGTTTGCAGAAATGGAAGAGGCTATTTATAACCTCAAAGTAATGCCTTCCATGCGCTCGATGTGGGCCGCTGGTCCGGCCTTAGAGGCTAACCACTTCCGAGGCTACAACTGTAGCTTTGCTGCTGTAGACCACATCCGTGTCTTTGATGAAATCCTGTACATTCTTATGTCTGGTACAGGGGTTGGCTTCTCTGCCGAAGCAAAGTACGTTAACAAACTCCCTATTATCAATGACAACTTTGTCAAGACAGAACGGGTTATCACTATCAGTGACTCTTCCGAAGGTTGGGCTAAAGCTCTCCGTAAGTTGATCGCTGACCTTTACTTAGGAAATGAACATGAATGGGACTACTCTCGAATTCGCGGTGAAGGCGCACGACTTAAGACTATGGGTGGACGAGCTTCTGGTCCGCAACCACTTATGGATCTTTTTGCTTACCTAACAGTAGTCTTCAAGAAAGCTGCTGGCCGTAAACTTACACCACAAGAAGTACACGACATTATTTGTAAGATTGCTGAGATTGTTGTTGTTGGTGGTGTTCGCCGCTCTGCTCTAATCTCTTTGTCTGATCTCGGTGACCCTGAGATCCGTGACTCCAAGTCGGGTCGTTGGTGGGAAATCGCCCCTCATCGTGCCTTGGCTAACAACTCTGCTGTTTACGAGCAGAAGCCAAGCATGGCTGTGTTTATGGACGAGTGGGTTTCTCTTATGAAGTCTGGCTCCGGTGAGCGCGGTATCTTTAACCGTGGTGGTGCTCGCGAGTTTGCTCCTGCAAGGCGTGACGCTGACCTCTTGGTTGGAACCAACCCTTGTGCTGAGATCCAACTTCGTAACGCTCAACTTTGTAACCTGACAGAGGTAGTTGCCCGTGCTGGTGACACCCTAGAGGACCTTGCTGCTAAGGTGCGCATGGCTTCTATCATCGGCACCCTACAGTCTTCTCTAACAGACTTCAAGTATGTCCGTAACATCTGGAAGAAGAACTGTGAGGAAGAGCGCCTGTTGGGTGTCTCTATGACAGGGATCCAAGACTGTGAACTGTTGCAGAACCCAACAGAAGAGACCTTAGAGTACCTCAAAGCTGTAGCTGTAGACACAAACATCCGGTTTGCTGAACGGTTGGGTATCAAACCTTCTACAGCGGTAACGACTGTCAAGCCCTCTGGTACTGTCTCCCAACTGGTTGACTCTGCCTCTGGCATCCACGGTCGTTTTGATGAGTACTACATCCGCTCTGTACGCCAGAGCAATAACGACCCTCTCACACAGATGCTCAAAGACCAAGGTCTTCGTAATGAGCCTGACCTGATGAACCCCCAAAGAACTACTGTGTTCTACTTCCCAATTAAGGCTCCAAAGGCCGCAGTGTTGGCCGGAGAGCAAGGGGCTATTCAACAGCTTGAAAACTGGAAACTGTTCCAGAAGTACTGGTCAGAACACTCTGTCTCCGTCACTGTCTACGTCAAAGAGCATGAGTGGCTGACCGTGGGTGACTGGGTCTACCAAAACTTCGACTACATCACTGGTGTGTCATTCTTACCATACACAGAGCATACCTACAAACAGGCTCCGTATGAAAGTTGCACTAAAGAGGAATATGAAGCCGCCTTGGCTAGTACTCCTGACATCGACTTCTCTCAGCTTCAGTACTACGAAAAAGAAGATAACACTGAAGGTGCTCAAACCCTTGCCTGCGGTGCAGGAGGTTGTGAGATCTAATGATCGAAGAAGCCGCTGAAGCTAACTTTGTCCTTGCCGCCCAAGCGACGGTGAGGGCAGACCAAAAAATTCTTGAACAAACAAACACAAAAAAGGAAACACCCCTATGGAACCTATTGAAAACTCTGATGCCGAAGCTATGGTAAACCCTACTCAGGAAGTCATTACTGACCCTTTGGCTCAAGCAGTTATTCTGCATGTGAAAGACGGTATGCTTATGATGTACAGTAAAAACCTAACACACGAAGACATTGCTGTCGTTCTCGTTGGGGCTGTTGAGTCGGCTCGTGCTGAGTTGAAAGCCGTGATGGAAGCTCAGGAGGCGGCGGAGTAATGCACGTTGTTTTTGGAAGACCAAATTGTTCTTTCTGTGATGCAGCAAAAGGCTTCCTAGAGGGTAACGATCAAGACTATATTTACATAGACGTTACTACTCTAGGCAATGCCCGCCTACGGGAACTCCTTGTTGCTGATCTAGGCAAGAACCAAGTACCACAAATCTTCGAACTCATCGGGGGTTATGAAGACATGCTCCTAAAACGACTGAAAGAGGGGACTTAAATGACAACCGAAGACACTACAAAAAGAGGCCGTGGAAGGCCCAAGAAGATCAAGCTAACACCCAAGGCTCCTAAGCCAGAGGTTCCGGCAGAACCTTTTGGGCCGAAGAAAGCAGCAGATATCTTTGTTGAGACGGTGTTAGACGATGAGACCTCTGTCTCTATCTTTGGTATTGATGACTTTACGGAAGAACTAATTGAGCGCCTTTGGCTTAACCCTCACATTTCTACTATCTACTGCTCCGACACTTCACAAGAGCGGTTGAACCTCATAAACAAAAAGATAGGAAGCCGTAGCTTCTCTATGTGGCGTTGGAAAGTTCGACCAGTTCAGGACTTCTTACAGTTGCCTAAAACAAGGCTCTGTGCTGTTGCGTCTGGGTTGAAAGACAGGGTAGGCTTGCTGAAGAGCCAAGGTATTCAAATTGTAGTATTGGAAGAACTTAATGTCGATTGAAGAAGAGCAGTTTGAAACGTTTATCCCTTACAACCAGCAGAGGGAATACTTCTTTGTTGGCTTTAAGGAGTACGTCCGTTGTCCAGAAACCAATGCTCTTGACATCATCATTGTAACCTATGAAGACCAAGACTTTGAGCTTAAGTGGGACTACTACGATAGCTATTACAGGGGTCACATTGTTGACTCTACACTAGGGAAAATTCACGGCTTTGTTGTATAAGGAAACAAAATGAAACAGTATTTAATCTCTTGGAACGCTGGCTACGGCACTAGCTATGACGTAGTGGAAGCAGAAAACGAGAAGCAAGCAGGAATTCTGGCGTACGAGTCTTGGAGAGACGAGGCAGAGTCTCAAGCAGACTATGACGCTGAGGAAGCCAACTATGGCAACCTCGAAAACGTCGGGCTTGACCCAAAAGACTATGATTTTGAATTGGAGGACGAAGAGTGACAGTAAAGGAGCTACGGAAGCTTCTAAAGAGGTATCCACCCCTGTCTGAGATTAGCTTCCAGTACTACCCTAACGTTGATGAGGGTTGGGAGTGTAACTTTGACTCACAAAACAACTTAGGATACCCACCAACGGTATCCCTATTCTTTACCCCAAAGGAGTATAACAAACGATGAACATCTTTAAACGCTACATGAACTTCCTTATGACTTGGCGGAAACACCGGGAAGTAATCAAAGAACTGAACAAACTAACTAACCGAGAGTTGGCAGACATCGGTATTAACCGTGGTGACATTGACCGTTTGGTTTGGCTGGAGGCAGATAAAAATGACAGAGGAAACTAAAGAAGTTTACTACACTTGCGAAGAGTGTGGTGAACCTGTGGATGAGGATGGTGACACCCTAGTTGACTTTGGGTGCTCCTACTGCCCCTTGTTTTGTGACACCTGTGGTGATCATGGTTGTGATCAATCCTGCTAAGATAACCTTTAGAAAACGTTGGCAAAATATTACTGCCGACTAATGACAAAACAATTAGTATTAGAAAAGTGAGAAATAAAAATGGCTAACAACAATCAACAAGTAGTAAACGGTGGCGGTGGTGCAGGCTTTCTTAGCCTCTTGGCTGTCCTCTTCATTGGCTTGAAACTTACTGGCTACATCGCTTGGTCTTGGTGGTGGGTACTTGCCCCTCTCTGGATGCCGATCGCTATCCTCCTTGGTATCATTCTCTTCGGAGCAATCTCTGTAGGTCTGGTTGCAGGCTTTTCTGCCGTGGTAAAATCACGACGGGCTAAGGCGCGAGCTAACAAATATAAGTGAGGAAATCCTGGCATCTATAATAGAGAAATCTAAACAAGGAAAGTCAAATGACTGATCGACCTAACTGCCACAAGTGCAAGTTTTCAAGACAGAGCGTGGTAAGCTCTACCACACATCACCGCAGCTGCCGAATTAACGTAGAGGACACGAAGGTTCTACCTGAAATTACCCTTATCAAACATGGTGTTATGCAAGGTTGGTGTTCTTGGCCTTATGACTTTGATCCAGTTTGGGTTGATCGTTGTACTGCCTTCGAGGAGAAAACAGAATGACATTTGAAGAGTATAAAGCGGAGGGTAGTCGCTACACCTTCTTAGATGATGGGTCAGGTGAAGAGCACTACCCTCACTGGCTTGTCCTAGATGACGTTATGGTTCATCAACCTTCACAGATCACTGAAACCCTCATGGGTGTTGGTAAGGAGGGCCGACCTGACGAACTAGATGTTCGAGTATGTTTCGAGCAAATCAAAAAGAAAGTGAACAGCCTATGACCATTGAGGGCGCACCAATACTTTTCATTGTTAGGGGGATCACTGGCTCTGGAAAGACAACTTTTGTTAAAAACCAAGATCTAGATTGTATCCACCTTGAGGCAGACATGCTCTGTGTCAAACACGACTCCTACCAGTGGGAACTTTCTCATGTACACCACAACCACGTCGCTTTGCACAAGATTGCTAAGATTGTCATGGACCGTGGGGCTGACCTTATTATCTCTAACACCTTCACCCGAAAGTGGGAGTTCAGAGACTACGTTGATTACGCCCACAACAAGGGTTACAACGTTGAGGTTTACCGTATGTGCAATGAGTATGAAAGTACACACTCCGTTCCACAGGAGGCGATTCAGAGAATGAAAGATCGTTTCGAAGACTACGAAGGAGAAACTCTTGTCTACAATTAAAAATGATATCTGGTTCATTTCAGATACCCACTTTCAACATACTAACATCCTGAAGTACTCTAAGTCTCGTGCTGCGTTGTTCAACAACACAAAACAGATGGACGAGGTGCTGATTGATAACTGGAATAAAACCATCAAGCCAGAGGATAAAGTGTATCACCTCGGTGATGTGACCTTTGGAAGCAAGGAGTACTACGCAGACAACATCCACCCTCGGCTAAACGGTAAGAAGCGTTTGATTGTGGGAAACCATGACAACATCAAGTTCTTTACTGAACGTAACCTGTTCCAGAAGATTATGTTGTGGAGGGTCTTCAATGACCCTGAATACCCGTTCTTGTTCTCTCACATCCCTGTCTTACAGAAGGACATTGACGAGAGGACCAAACAACCAAACGGGGTTAACGTTCATGGCCACATCCATGACGACCTATCTCCAACAGAGAACCACTTTTGTGTCTGTGTTGAGCAGATATCCTTTAAACCAATACACCTTGAAGAAATCAAAAAGAGGACTAAACGATGAGAGTAGCTAAATACCCCGGAGCAGGCCGAAAGCTGAAAGCAGTGCTGGGCGCTGACCTACAGAGTTTCTTCATTCAAACAGACACCGCCATTTACTACGTATCTTCCAGTGCGGTCGTAAAACAACTCCTGACTAGCTTAGAGGCTGTCCTTGGGCAACACAGTGACCGTGTCCCTGTTTACGAGGGTGAAGAAATCGTTCTAAAGTTTTAAAGGAATATCTGTGATGAACGTTAAAGAACTGATCAACCTGTTGCATGGCATGCCTCACGACTCAGAGGTGATTATTGAAAGGAGCCAAGGTTACTATGAACCTCTTTGGAGTGATCCTTCTACTGTAATAGCTGATGGCTACAACCCAGAGGGTTACGGCTACAACGACTGTTGTTTTAGAGAGCCTCACCTTGGCCTCGTAGAGTATAACGACGAAACAGAAATGTTTGATGACCCTGAAGAAGTTACGGAAGAGTGGGGCGAGTACCTATCCTCTCCGATGGTGGTTGTACTATGACCAGAGAGAAAATAGAGATCAGCTTCTCCGCTGATGGGTGGTGTATCTACGTTGGAAACAAGGTCTACCACTGGGATCACAACGAAGAAGATCTTGGAACAACAGCTATTTACACCCTGTTGTCAGACCTCGGTTATAAAGTAGCAATAGTAGAGGAATACTAATGGACTATGTACGTTTTCTTTCCCTGTCACGTCTTGGCAAGGATGAAGTTCTTGGGATTGAGGCAGGAACCTGTCACGTCTTCCCTAAGCTAGACGGTACTAACTCGTCCCTGTTTTGGGATGACGCAAACTACGCCTTGGGAGCAGGTTCCCGTAACCGTAAACTCTCCGTTGGCGCTGACAACGCTGGCTTCCTAAACCACATGAAGGATCACCCGACTGCTAACGAGTTGGTTAAGTCTTTCTCCGAGTGGAACATTTTTGGTGAGTGGCTTGTACCCCACAGCCTCAAGAGCTATCGTGAAGAAGCTTGGCGTCAGTTCTACATCTTTGACGTCTGGGATCAAAACAAAGGTTGCTACCTGCACTATGATGAGTATAACGCGGCTCTTTCTCCTATTCTCCAGTCAGTTCCTTGCAACGACATTAAGATCATCCCGCCTATGGCGATTGTGAAGAATGGCGATGCAATCAAGTTCCAGCAACTCGCTGAACAGAACACCTACATGATTGAGGATGGTAAGGGTTGTGGTGAAGGGGTTGTCATCAAGAACTATGACTACGTCTCTAAGTTTGGTAACTACCAAGCAGCCAAGCTTGTAACTAACCTCTTCAAAGAAGCCAACGCCGAAGCCTTTGGGCCTCGTGAGATCAACCAAGAAGTAGTTGAACAGCTTATCGCCGAAGCCTACGTAACAGAGGCTCGTATCGACAAGATCTTTCACAAGATCGAAGATGACATGGGTGAACCTTTTACCTCTAAAAGTATTCCTCGTCTCCTCAACACTGTCTACCATGACATTATTGTTGAAGAGTCTTGGGAGTTCATCAAGCGGTTTAAGCAACCAACAGTCAACTACAAACTTCTGCAACGATACGTTATCTTGCAGATCAAACTAGTCAAACCGGAGTTATTCTAATGACCAAGTGGGAAGTTATCAAAGGTATACTAACTGGCCGAGAACCCGGTTGTGGTTACTTTGGTGGAGCAGAAGGAGCAGTGAGGATGGTTATTGTCATAGTGCTGTCCTTGGTAACCCTCTTGGCTATTTCAATTTAAAGGAGTGATCCCAATGGGATACTACACAGACTACACCATCACTGTCGGCAACTTTGAGGACGAGGCTCAACGAGAAGCCTTCCTTCGGTGTGACAAAACAGCAGACAAGTTCTATATTGGAGACCCAGAGTTATGCCAATGCTTTGCAACCTTTTGGATGGGCGACTGTAAGTGGTACAACTGGCAAGAAGACCTGCTAGAAGTTTCCGAACTCTGGCCTACCCTGAACTTTGAAGTCCACGGCTCCGGAGAAGAAACAGGTGACGTTTGGCGAGCGCAGATCAAGAACGGTAAGAGTGAGATCGTGAAAGCAAGTCTTGTCTTCGCCCCGTTTACAAAACAATTGTTTAACTAAAGGAACTAACCACATGAAATTCTTTGCAAAACTTGCTATCCTCGGCGTTCTCCTCACAACCCTCGCTGGTTGCTGGGGCGAAAAAGTAGAAGTCCCACCAGCCTCGGTTGGTCTTGTCCTCGGTAAGAATGGTTACCAAGGCGACCTCGTTCCACCCTCACGTTTCCGTCTGACGCCGTGTATCTTTAACTGTGACAAACTGGTTGTTATCGAAGCAGGTGACATCGGCATGGTAGAGACAATGAACGTCCTCATGCCCCGTGATAACCTTGATCTTGGTGTTGACGTGCGGTTTACTCTGGCTCTAAGCCAAGACCGTGATGAAATCCTCTCTGTCTTCGATCGTGTTGTCCCTACTCGTTTGAGTGGTGACGGTATCTTCGGTGGAGGTAACTTTGGTACTAACCTTGTTATGATCTATGACACCTACGGTAAAGCCGTGGTACGTAACGTTGTACGATCGAAACTGTCAGAGTACACTATCGATGAGATTGCCAACAACCAAGGCCGAGTCTCTGAAGAACTGCGTCAGGCTGTTGCCTCTGCTCTTGAGAAAACTCCTCTTGAAGTAAAGCAGTTTGGTTTGGCTAGTATCAGCTACCCAGCAACAATCACAGAAGCCCGTGAGAGTGCTGCTCGTCGTGAGATCGATATTCAACGTGCTGATGCTGATGCTCAAGTAAAGATCCGTGAAGCCCAAGCCCGTCTTGAGGTAACTCGTGCTGAAAGGGAAGCTGACATTCTTGCTGCTCAAACCATTGCTGAACAGAACCTCATCCTAGCTAACGGTGTGACTCCTGAAGTCCTCCGCTACATGGAACTCGAAGTGATGAAAGAAATGGCTCGTAACAAGAACACTATCTTCTTCCCTCTCGACATGATGGGGTCAGAAGCTCTTGACTACCGTGTACTAAACACACCAACCCAATGAAGGTAGTAGTTGTGTTGACAGAAGAAGGTGATGTCTTTGGTGTTTACTCCTCAGCCCTCACCGCAGAGAAGGCAGTAAGAGGACACCTAATCGCTGTAAACGGCGATGACTGTGAAGAAGAATTCTTTTCCTATATAGATATGGAGATGGAATAAGAATGAGAGACTTCGTAAATAAGGCAAATGTTTGGTTTGCCAAGAGACGTGTCCATAAGCTGATTGAGTTATGTGGAGAAACAGGGGGCGAGAGTTCCCCGTACTTCGAAGAACTACAGGAAGCGATCGACCAAGAAAAGGTTTACAAAAATGTTCGGAATTGAGTTCCTATCGACAATGTTTCTTATCCATGCGTTCAAGGCAGCAATTGCTTCCCTCATTGTCTGGGGGTTCCTTCGCTACATCTTGAGCCTGTTCTACTTTGACCTGAGTCACATGTATGACATGGAACGCGCTGACCCCTACTTCAAGAAGATCATCAACATGTTTGGCCTTCTGTTGTTCGTTATCCTCTTGTTCTTCGGAACAGTAGGTAACACCCGCATCGTAATTGATCCGGTACAGAACTATGAGCTACGGCAATACCAAGAAAACGAAGCCCTACCTGAGTTCATCACCCCAGAAGAACGTTATGAACAACGTAACGGTTTCACCCCTCTCAAACAATAAGGAATAACACTATGTTTACCTCACTTCTCAAGGCTGCAGCTGTAGTCATCGATGTACCTGTATCTCTTGCAGCAGACGTTGTCACCCTTGGAGGTGTGACTACCGACAAGGAAGACTCCTACACCGCAGAGGCTCTTAGCCGCTTTGTGGGTAACGTTTCCGATGTTACAGACCCCGACCAATAACC